AAGAAGTGAAGGATTACCGCAGGGGCGGAAAGGTCAAGGGGCCGGGCACGGGAACCAGCGACAGCGTTCCTGCAAGGCTATCGAAGGGCGAGTTTGTGACGACCGCCAAGGCAACACGCGAAATCGGCGCTGATAAACTTCGGCGTCAGATGACAGCGGCCGAGCGCCGCGCAGACCGGAAGGAACCGAAGCGATGATGACTTGTGCGTCCTGCCCGAACCCCGCAGCCTGTAAGAAGGCCGGCGTGTGCATGAAGAAGGCTGCTGGCTACAAGAAGGGCGGCATGGTGAAGAAGCCGACCAAGGGCGGCAAGAAGTAAGCATGACCGACCCCACCGTGCAGATGATGGCGCGGGCGCGTCTCGGGTCGGATTTGGAGGTGTTTAAGAATACTGAGCCCTACAAGTTCCTCATGGCGTGCGCCCGCCAGCGGTACGATGCGGCGGTCGAAGAGTTGATTGATGCGAACCCCGCCGACGTGGGCGCCATTGCGCAGGCGCAAGCGGATGCGCGGGTGTTCCTGAGCCTTCAGTCGTGGATTGACGGGGCGATACAGGACGGCGGGATCGCGCACCGGGAGCTTCGGGCGCGGGATTACACGGAATGAACGCCCACCTAGCCGCGCACCGTGCCGCGCTGGACAAGCTGGACGCGGTAATCCCCTCGGTCAAGGCGCTGGCGGCCGACTGCATCGCGAGCATCAAGGCCGGGGGTAAAATCCTCTTGTTCGGAAACGGCGGGAGTGCGGCGGATGCCCAGCATTGGGCAGCGGAACTGACGGGGCGGTATCGGCGCGAGCGCATTGCCTTGCCGGCTATCGCCTTGACCACGGACACGTCGGCGCTGACGGCCATCGGGAACGACTACGGGTTCGACGTCGTGTTTGGTCGCCAGATTGAGGCCATCGCAAAGCCGCAGGATGTGGCGATCGGCATCTCGACGTCAGGCAAGAGCGAGAACATTTTCTATGCGCTCTATCACGCACACGGGCTTGGCCTTAAGGCGTGGATGGTCACGGGGCAGAACTGCCCTGACAACGGCCCGTTCAACCGCATCCGCGCTCCCGGCGACAGCACGGCGACGATCCAAGAGATGCACGCGATCATCGGCCACGTGCTTTGCGGCATGATCGAAGACGCTTTTGCGGAGTGACCCATGGGACCAGGGACGGGCAGAAGCGGCGGGCCTCGCGCCACGCCGGCCGATACGCTTCGCGCCTTGGCGGGGGACATTTCGGAGTACCTTGGGCCTGATGCCCTAACAGCCATTGCGCGCGGTCTAGTCGAGGATGCGCCGGGATGGGAATACGCCGACGTTCTCCCGCGCGCGGTTAATCGCGAGACGGGCGAGCGGTCGTGGGCGGTGCCCGGCATGGCGCGTGACGTCGCCAAGGGGCTTTGGGAGTTGATGCAAGGCCCGTATATGGAGCCGGGTCAGAACCTCTCCCCGGAAGCCGTGCTTTCGCTTCCGGCGCTGGCGGTTCCGGCGGGTGCGGCGCTGGCCCCCAAAGGTGCGATCGGCATGTTCGCTGGGCGCAACGCGAAGACCGCCGATCTGGCGGCGCTTCAGCGTGCCGAGGACATGGCGGCGGGCGGAGCGGACAACGAAGCCATCCGCGCCGCAACGGGCTGGTTCAAGGGGCCTGACGAGAAGTGGCGGTTTGAGATACCGGACAACGCGGCCCGAATGACCGGCATGTCGGATTTTCCGGCTTCTCTGGTCATGGAGCACGATGACCTGTTTCGTGCGTATCCCGAACTGCGGGACATGCCGGTTGAGAGCGGCAGGCCGCCCGGCGGCGGGCGCGGCGCCTATGACGACGGGCGGAAGACGATCACGCTCGCGCCTGACATGGACGACCCGCAAGCGCGGGTGACGATGCTTCACGAACTGCAGCACGCGATCCAGTCTCGCGAAGGATTTGCGCCGGGGAGCAGCCCCACGAAAGCGGTGATGGGCGAGTCCCGGCCGCACTTCATGCGCCTCTACAACGAGCGTCTGAACGCGATCACGACTCCGGGGACGTTGGAAGACTTCGCGAAGCAAGCAGGGTTCGACAATCTGGACGAAGCGCGCCCGTTCTACGACGAATACGTCAAGTCTGTGGAGGACATGCGCCGCAAGGGCGTCCCGCCTCACATTGACCGAATGGCGCAAGAGACGGCGCAGGATCAGACTTACAAGCGCACGGCCGGCGAGGTCGAAGCCCGCGACGTCCAGTCCCGCGCCGATTTCGCGCCTGATCAGCGCGCGGCCACGGCCCCGTACTCATCGCAGGGCATCGCACCCGAGGACATGATCGTCCTCAACAGGGGCGGGGGCGTGCAGGCGAGTGCGGAGCCCAAGCGATACGAGTATTCCATGCGCTACCGCAAGCCCGGCGCCGCGACCTTGCCGCCGGGAGCGGTTGAGTACCTTCCGCCGTCCGAGGGGCGCCCATTCGGCGGCGCCATTTACGACAAGCCCTTGTCGCTCGACGACCTTCGGTCCTTTGAGATGGAGCCGCTTGACCCAGCGCACCCGTGGAACGTCAGGAAGGCGTTTGAGGGGTGGAAGGACACGTTCACCCAGAAGTTTATGGACCAAGGCGAAACGTACCGCATCGGCAAGGAATACGCGGTTACGCCAAGCACGGTTCCCGGCGCAACGTGGCAGTTCACGATGTTCGGGTCTGACGGCCTGCCACGCGGCCATGTTGACGTGGACGATTTTGACGAACTAACGCGGCTGGTGTGGGGCGCCGAAAACAAGGCGCCCTCCCGGTAGGCCGCCGCGCAACTAAGCGCAGCTAACTGACACTAACCCGCCCCGCGCCGGAAACCTGAGTTCCGGCAACGGGTTGGCACGCCCCAATAAGCGGCCTTGGGCAAGCCGCCGAGCAGCGTCGGACGACGCCGCACTTCCCATGATGGAGCCTCACTTGACTGATCAGGACGCCACCCTCAACGAGGGCGCGTCGGTACAGTTCAATGCCGACCCGCCGCCGACCATCGACCTCAACGCCGACGACACGCCGCCGGTCGTATCCGACAAGCCCGAACTGACGGGCCGGGATGCGGTGGAGGAAGCCGCCGCCCGGAAGTCCAGGGACGCGCAGGACCGCAAGCTACGCGCCGCGCAGGGCATTGCGGAGCCGTCGAACGACGACGACGGGGACGATGACGGGAGCCCGCCGGCCGCACCTGATGCGCAGGCCCCAGCCGATCAGCCCCGCGACCGGGAAGGCAAGTTCGCCGCGAAGAACGTGGCCGACGACACCAAGATCCGCGTCAAGGTCAACGGCGAGGAGCGCGAGGTCACCGTCGAGGAGCTTCGGCGGAACTACCAGATCGAACAAGCCGCCCGGCAGCGGATGCAGTCCGCATCCGACATGCAGCGGCAAGCGGCGGCAATGCTAGAGACGGCCCGACAGGAAGCCGCTCGCATCGCCAACGCGAACCAGACGTCCCCCGGCGGAAAGCCCGTACAGGCCGATACCGGGGACGACGAGGTGGACAAGCTGGCCGAGGCGCTCGCCTACGGCAGCAAGGACACCATTAAGGACGCGCTCGGCAAGGCGCTTCGTGGACAGGGCGGTACGCAGCAGGCACCCGCCCTTACCCCTGATGTTGTTCAAGCCGAGATTGACCGACGGATGCGCGCATGGCAGGTCGCATCCGAAGCGCAGACGGACCTACGCACCTTTGCCGAACGTCATCCCGAGATTGCCAAGGACGACGACCTTCAGGTTCTGGTCGCCCAGCGGGCCCAGCGCATGATGCTGGAAGACCTTGAAACTGTAGGCGCCGACCCGCGTGTTCTAGCCTCACTGACGCCCGCCCAGATCGGTTTCTATCACCGTGAGGCGGTACGTCTCGGCTACGCGCGGCCGACCATGACGATCTTCGACACGGCGGCTAAGGAAACGAAGTCCAAGTTCGCGCCGCCGGCACAACAGGCCCTTCAGTCTCGCAAGGACGCGAAGGCGAACCTGTCCAAGCCGACCCCCGCCGCCTCCGTCCGGGCGCCTGCGCCGCAAGCGCCCAAGCCGAAGACCCCGGCAGACATCATCGCTGAAGAGCGAGCGTCTCGCGGGCTTCGCTACGCCTAACAACTCGCGCAGTGATGCGCCGGTAGAAGGAACACCAACATGCCTGCTGGTCAGGTTTGGTCCACCAATTCGCTTGGTGGATTTCTCTACAGCGACGAGCTTTCCGACGTTCTTCGCACGGAAGTCCGCGCAACCAACAAGTTTCGGCAGCTTGCCGATGCCCAGGACTTTTCTGACAAGGGCCTTCATCACGGGCAGCTTGTGACGTGGAACGTCTACTCGAAGCTAGACGGCACCGCGACGACGCTGGCCGAGACGACGGCTATGCCAGAGACGAACTTCCGTGTCACTCAGGGCACGGCGACGGTTCTCGAATGGGGCCGGGCGGTCCCGTTTACGAGCCTCGTTGACTACTTCGCGAAGCACTCGGTCAATGAGGTGACCCGGAGCGCCCTCGCGCGCGATTGCCGTGAGACGCTTGACCGGGCGGCGTTTGCCGAGTTCAACAAGACCGCCCTGCATTACGTCGGCACGGCCACGGCCGCCGCTGGCGTCCTGACGACGAACGGGACGGCCACGGCCACCAATTCCTCGGCCCTCAACAAGTACCACGTCCGCGCTCTCGTCGATACGATGAAGGAGCGGAACATCCCGGCGTTTTCCGGCGATGACTATCTCGCCATCGCCCGCCCGACGACTTACCGCACGCTGCGGAACGAGCTGGAGACGGTGAACCAGTACGTCGAAAGCGGGTATGGGAAGATCCTGCGCGGCGAGATTGGCCGGTTCGAGGGGGTTCGGTTGAATGTTCTGGTCGCCAACGATAATGGGATTGTCGCCCTGGCGGCTTGATGAGCCGAACTAAAACGCCGTGAATTGCTGGAAACTCTCGCAAAGCTGCCGCACTACAGCGTGGTCCGAAAGGGCGGGCGCGACAGTCTGAAAAGCCGGCGGATAGAGACAATCAGCAGCCAAGCACCGTACAGGTGAAGGTTCAACGACCATCCCGAAAGGGAGTAGGGGCAAGCGCCCCGAAGCGCGGCGCACCGGAATACTTCCGGTGAAGATATGGTCTTCTCTTGCGAGTGATCGCAAGCAGTTGTAGGGTGGTGTACCAGCCGAACAGACGGAGCATCGTCGGCATGTACACTATCAGAAAGCCAATCGCGGAACGGTTTAAAGGCAAGTACGAGGTCGTGGAGTCTGGGTGCTGGGAGTGGCAGGCTCATGTCACTCGTTATGGCTACGGGCTTCTCAAGAACGACCAAGACGATGGACCGCGAATGGTTTTCGCCCATCGTGCGTCATGGCAGATCCACCACGGCAAGATCCCGTTTGGTCTGTTCGTGCTGCACAAGTGCGACAACAGAAAGTGCGTGAATCCCAATCACTTGTTTCTCGGGACCAAAAAGGACAACTCCGACGACCGTGACCGCAAGAAGCGGCAAGCGTGCGGAGCGAAGAACGGCAACGCCAAGTACACTGAGGCGGATATCCTGCGTATCTACGATATGCGCGATGCCGGCATGTCCAACACCGAGATCGCAAGGGCGATTAGCGGCTCACGAGTCACTGTCTGGGAAGTCGTCACGGGCCGCAAATGGAGAGATCTGTTTGCACAACGGTATGCGGCGTAGCGGCCACATACGAAAATAAAGTCATCGAACAGTCTAACATCCCGCGCGGTGTTTCCGCGTCGGGTGCGACGACGATCCCGAACGGTACGGCGTGGTCGTCCAACGCCTCGGATTGGTGCTTTTTCATGGGCGCCGACACGGTGGCCGAGGTGATTTCGGTTCCGCCGGAGGTCCGTGGCAAGATCCCGTCCGACTACGGCCGGTCGCTTGGCATGGCGTGGTACGCCCTGGAGGGCTTCGGCATCATCTACAATTCCACGAGTGACCCGAGCGCGACGAACGCTCGGATCATCAAGTGGAACTCGGCAAGTTGAGCACTTGCGGCAGACAGCGCGGCTGCCTTTGCGGTCGCGCTTTCTTTCAACATGCCGTGGGATAGGAGGCAAACACCATGGCTTATTCCGTTTCGTATGATCATCCGACCTACGCGGCGCGTTCGCTTGTGCAGGGCGGTTCTTCGGCGGCCGGCACGCTGGCCGTTTCGGCATCGATCCTTCACCACGCCGCGCAGGATCTGTGGAACGTCGCCTATCAGGTGACGGCGGCTGGCACGGGCACGGGCGCGCTCGCTCGCGTCATCAACGTGTCGGGCACGACCACGACCACCTTGGCGACGATGACGGCGGGAACGTCGGCCATCGGGTCGGTGGTTCGCGCGCGTGCGATTTCGACGGCGACGACGTTCTCAACCCCGATTGCGGTCGCGGCTGCGGACTCGTTCACCTATGTGACGAACGTTGCGGATGCGACGCTCGCCGGGCGCGTGACCTACGAGGTCTCGATCGACGCCGAGGCCCTTCTGACCTGATGCACCACGGGGGAGGCGACGGTCCCCCCCCCTTTTTGAGGAAAGGAGCCCCTGCCATGGCGATCATGCGCGGGAACAACGCGGTCAGCGGAAAGCTGGTCACTGACAACATGGCCCGTGACATTGAGGGGAAGGACATGGGCAAGGTCGCGAAGACCGACCCCATGACCCCGAAGATGACGGGCATGGCCGACAACTACAATTACGGCGCCAAGAGCGGTCAGTGATCGCTCGGTAAACTCGGCCCCTCGCTTTCGAGCGGGGGGTTTTTTCTTTGTTCGCGGCCATCCCCGGACGCCGCCCGACCCGTGAGGGATTAATGGTTTGGAAGCCCGGTATCGACTATTCGTGGCGCGAGCATACGCGCGTCTGGCACCTTGCCGTTCCTTACACCCGAGGCCGGGTTTTGGACATCGGCGGCGGGCTCAACCGGATCTTTGAGCACTGGACCTATCTCAACAGCGACAAGGCGCACGGCGGGCAGCGCGTGGCTGATATCCGCGCGGACGGGGGTGACCTGTCCATGTTCGCGGACAAGTCATGGGACGCGGTGTTTTCGTCGCACACCCTCGAACACATCAAGGATCACGTCGGCGCGTTGGTGGAGTGGGCGCGCATCGTCAAGGACGGCGGGCATATCTGCCTCTACCTGCCCCACGCTGATCTTTATCCGAACATCGGGCAGCCGGGGGCGAACCCGGATCACGTCCACGACTTCCGACCCGAGGATATTCTTCGGGCGATGGAGGAGGTGACCAAGCGCACCGGCCGGGGCTGGGAATGCCTCGAATGCGAGGTTCGCGGGCAGGACGAGGAGTATTGCTTTTGGATGGTGTTCCGTCTGCGGGCGGAGCCGAAGACCGAGTTTCGCCCGTGGCAAAAGCCTGAGAAGGCCGTAATGGTCATTCGGCTGGGGGCCTACGGCGACCAAATCCAGGCGGCGAGCATCCTGCCCCATTTGAAGGCGCAGGGCTATCATGTGACCTACATGAGCGCGGAGCCGGGTGTGCAGGCGGTGCTTCACGACCCACACATTGATGACTTTCTGATCGTGGACAAGGACCAAATCCCGAACATGCTGCTAGGCGAGTATTTCGAGCGCATGAGGAAGGAGCGGTTCGACCGCGTGGTGAATTTGTGCGAAAGCATCGAAGGCGCGCTGTTGCAGCTTCCGAGCCGGGTGGGGGACACGTACCCTCACGAAGTTCGCCGTAAGCTATTCGACGTGAACTATCTGGAAAGGACGCATGACATTGCCGGCGTCCCGCATGAGTTTCACGCGCGGTTCTATCCGACCGACACGGAAATGGCACAGACGCAGCGCCAGATGCTTGATCGCATCAAGGAGCCGGTGACGGTCCTTTGGGTCATCGCGGGATCGAGCCCTCATAAGCTGTATCCTTGGCAGCCGCAAGCCATCGTCCAGTTGCTCGCCGCGCGGCCCGACGTGCATGTGATCCTTGCCGGCGACGAGCGGTGTCAGGCGATCGAGGACCTGATTGAGCAAGCGGCCATCGGGTATTTCGGGAGCGCGGCGCGGATTACGCGGACGTCGGGCAATTGGCCCGTGCGCGCGACGATGACGCTCGCTCGAATGGTTGACGTGGTGGTGGGGCCTGAAACGGGCGTCCTCAACGCCGTGTGCCTAGAGGAGCGGCCTGCGAAGGTGGTGCTGCTTTCGCACTCGACCCGGAACATGCTGGTCAAGCATTGGGTGAGCACGCTGGCGCTTGAAACCCCGCCCGATCGGCTGGAATGTTCGGGCTGCGCTCGGCTGCACTACGATGCGAGCCGTTGCAGGACCGACGCCGCGACCGGCGCGGCGGCATGTCAGGCGATGATCAGCCCGAAGGACGTGGCGGAAGCGGTGATCGCATCCCTTCCCGCGCGGGAGGTGGCCGATGCCGCTTAACCGCCACGACGTCATCAAGGCCATTGACGATGCCACGGGGAGCAACCGCCGGCTCGACTGCATGTTCCACATCGCGAGGGGTGGCGACCCCGATCCAGTCGCGACCACGCACGGTGTGATGGATTTTGCGGACGAGTACGCGATCCAGACTGACGAAACTATTTCCGCCTTTGCTCACCGCCGGAGCGTGCCGTTCTACAGCAAAGACGTTGACATTCTTTTGTGGCTGATGCCGCTTGATTGGCGGTACTCGCTTAAGCGCGACGGGTTCGATGGCGACGCGCGGGCCGAGGTGGTGGGGGGCGTTGGGGGCGGCATGGCAATCCACCACTACCCGGCGCTTGCTATTATGGCAGCGTGGCTGCGGTGTTTGGAGGCGAACCATGCTTCCTGACAACATCAAGCCCGTCGTCGTCGTGGGTGACGTCATGCTTGACGTGACGATCCACGGCGCGGTGGACCGGATTAGCCCCGAGGCTCCGGTCCCTGTTGTCAGGCGCGAGATGACGGTCGAGGTGCTGGGCGGTGCGGCGAACGTCGCGGCGAACATCGCGGCCATGGGCGCCCCGGTCAAGCTAATCTCCGTCGTGGGGGATGATCAGGCTGCCCATCGGATGCGGCAGGCGTGCTATGACGCGGGCGTTGGGTGCTATCTCCACGCTGACCGGACGCGACCGACGACGACGAAGACCCGCATCGTGAGCCGGGGGCATCAGTTGGTGCGGGTGGACGAAGAGGTCTCGCACCCGATTGGCGGGGACGCCGAGGCGAAGGTCATCAGCCAAGTCAGATTGGCGCTAGAGGGCGCGGGGGCGCTGGTCATCAGCGACTATGCCAAGGGCGTCCTCACGGACCGGGTGTTGCAGCAGATCATCACGGCGGCCACTGATCGGGTTATGGTGATCGTGGACCCGAAGTCTGCGGACTGGACCCGCTACGAAGGCGCGGACGTCATCAAACCGAATGCGGGGGAGTTGGCGCAGGCTTCATCGCGAAAGACGGGCACGGACGCCGAGGTCGAGGCGGCGGGGTATTGGATGCTCGCCGGGCATTCGGTCGGCGTCATCGTCTGCACCCGTGCCGAAGAGGGTGCCAGTATCATCCGTGATGGGGTGGACGCGACGCACATCCGGGGCACGCCGCGACAAGTCCGCGACGTCCAGGGGGCGGGCGATACGTTCCTCGCCGCGCTGGCGGTCGGCATGAGCGCGGGGGAGGCGCTTGACGACGCCGTGGACCTTGCTGTCAGGGCATCGGGGATTGCGGTGGAGCGGCCGGGGACGGCGGTGGTGACGCGGGACGATCTTCTCGCGAGCCGGGAGACGGTCGGCGTGGCGAACGGGTGCTTTGACCTGTTTCATCCGGGACACCTTCACCTTATCAGGTCGGCGCAGGCGGAATGCGATCGGCTGGTCGTGTTGGTCAATTCGGACGAAAGCGTGCGGGCGCTAAAAGGCCCCGATCGCCCGGTGTGGAACGAAGTCATCCGTTCCGAAATGGTCCGTTCGCACATTCGGGCGTGCGACGACGTGATGGTCTTCCGTTCGGAGCATCAACTGGCGGCCCTGATTGAAGGGCTTGCGCCGGACGTGCTGGTCAAGGGCGAAGAGTACCGAGGGAAGCCCATCGTGGGGTCTGAGTTTGCGGGGCGGGTGTGCTACGTGCCTCGCCTTGACGATCATTCCACGACCCGCATTGTGGACAGTTTGCGCCGCGCGGTGTAGGATCAAATCAGAGAATTACCTTTGTTGCCGAGGCGCCCGCGTGGCGCCTTTTGTCGTTGGAGGTCGCCATGGGTCCAGGCACGGGGCAAGGCGCGCCGGCCCGGCAATCCCCCATGGACACGTTGCGTGCGCTCGCGGGCGCAGCGTCGGATGCGGTCTATTCGCTCCCAAGCCCGTCAGTCGCCATTCAACGCGACATTCCGCAGGCGATTGAACGGAACCTGCCCGCCATCGCGGAACTCATCCTCGGCATGATGCCGGGGTCGGGCAATGCAATGGCCGTGCGCGACGCGGCCGACTACTCGGGCCGCACGGTCCAGTCGGCGCGCGAAGGGCGTTACGGAGACGCGGCGGGGAATGCGGCGTTGACGGCGCTTCTCGCTGCTGGCGCGTTGCCGATGGTTCCGGGATTCGGCGGCGTTACGAAGGCGGCAGGACCAACCGGCGTTTACGTGCGTAACACGCGGACACCCGACAGCCCGATCTACCCGACCGTCGGGTATGGGATGTTCGCAAAAGCCGAAATGCCGACTGGCCCGCGGAAAGGGTACAGCGCGGAAGATTTGGCAAGCGCCCTCGACACGTATGGAGGGCACCCATGGGTTGCCGACGGGGCTGGGTCGGTCGACGTGGCCGAAATTCAGAAAGACATCGTGCGCGCTCTGCGCGAGGCGCGAGCGCACGAAGAATACGGGACGACGGCGGCCCAACTCGCGCGTGAAGCCGCCCCGCCTGACATTGTTAACAGCGCCGGGCTTTGGGACAATCCGGGCCTTGTGGAGATAATCTGGAACAGGGTTCTGGAGCCGAATGACATCACTTCGGTCAGAACCCCTGATGGTCTTCTGATTTTTGATCCGTCTCTTGCGAAGCCGTATCAGCCGTAGGGCACAGCGACGCTGCTAGCGTTCTGACGGCGCTGACGGCTTCGGTGGTGTCGGGCACCCAGACGCGGATCTCCCTCAGCCCGCGCTCACGTTTGCGGGCTTCAGAGGCGCGGACGTATTTGCCGGTCACTGATAAAGGTCCGCATCGGCAAGCGCCGCGCGAGCGGCTTCGGCGCGGGTGCCGTGGCCGGCGCCGAGCGGGGCAAACGGCTTGCCGTTAACGCCCGCATACCAGCGGCCGAGCCGGTCGTCGGTGGTGCCGCGATAGCTGCCCTCGCGGACGTAGAGGTTGGTGTCCTTGCCGCTGACGCGGATCGTGCCATCGGTGCGGAGCGTAATCTTGGTGGCCATTGGGATCTCCATCGGTTGCTGACAAAGACACCTTACGCCGTAACGTCGGCGCGGTCAACGAAAATCTTACGGCGTAACGCTCGGAGGGTGCCATGGCGGTCTCGTACAGCGGACTGACGGGCACGCGCGGGGCGGCCGGCTCAATACAGACGTGGGTGAACCAGTCCGTCCCCGCGACTGATATCCTTGACGACGCGCAGGCCCACATCTTCCGTCGCCTTCGGGTGCGCGAGATGATCGCGACCACGACGGGCACGATCACGGCATCGTCCACGGCGGTCGCGCTTCCGGTCCGGTATCTGAGCACGAAGCGCCTTCGGGTCGTGTCCCCGGATGCCTATGAGATACAGCCTCGATTGATCGAGGACCTAGACGACATGCGGTCCTACGACGGGTTGGGCGGGGTATCGCTGGGCTCCCCGATGATGTTCGCGGAAGCCGGGACGGCGGCCGAGTTCGACGTCGCGTCGGATCAGGCTTACGTCTACCGATGGACGTATTTTCAGGAGCCGGCGCGGCTTTCGACCGCGACCGAGACGAATTGGTTGACGGACAAGGCGCCCCGGCTTGTTCGGGCGGCGTGCCTCGCGTTCGCCAACGAGTACATGAAGGACCAAGCGGAAAAGGTCTATTGGCTTCAGGTGGCGGAAGCCGAAATCGACCGGCTGAATGAAGAGTACGACATGGCGCAGGGTGCCGCCATCATCGACCGGCCGACGGCGCGATGACGATCCGGCTTCCCGACATTCCCGCGTCTGCGAATGCGGACATGCGGCGGTGGTGGTCGGACGTAAAGCGCCTGATTGAAATCGAGATGGACCGGCAGTCCCGGCAACAGCTTCTCCCGATCTATTCGAGCACCGCGCTTCCCGACAAGGGCGGCAAGCCTCAGTGGATTGCGGTATCGACCGGGACTGTCCTTATTCCGGCGTATCGGGATGGCACGAACTGGCGGCATTGGGGCACGGGCACGGCGACGTTCTGAGGTGAGGCATGGCTGATAGCGCGACGACGAGCAATCGCCTGCGAAAGCAGACGCTCGCCAGCAACGTGAACGTCTGGGGTGATCCATACCTCAACGCGAATTTCGACTTGATTGACGCGGCGATGGACGGCGTTTCGACGATTGCGGTCGGCACGGCGACGGCGACGACGCTGACGAGCACGAACTACGCCAGCGACCAGACGCGCAACCGGGTTCATGTGTTTACCGGGACGGGGACGCAGACGCTCACGGCGACGGTCCCGTTGGTCACGAAGAACTTCCTTGTGCTGAATGACGCTTCCGGGCCGGTGCGGTACGTGATGGCGTCGGGCACGGGTGCGACGGTCGAGGCGGGTCGGATTTCCTGGGTCGTGGCGGATGGCACGAAC